AATTACAGGTTCTTCAACGCCAGGAATTACAGGTTCTTCAACACCAGGAATTACAGGTTCTTCAACGCCAGGAATTACAGGTTCTTCAACACCAGGAATTACAGGTTCTTCAACGCCAGGAATTACAGGTTCTTCAACACCAGGAATTACAGGTTCTTCAACACCAGGAATTACAGTTTCATCAACATCAGGAATAACAGGTTCATCAACAACAGGAATAACAGGTTCATCAACATCAGGAATTACTGATTCATCAACAACAGGATTATCAACAACAGGAATAACAGGTTCATCAACGAGAGGTTCATCAAGATCAGGAATAACCGGTTTTTTAGAATTTGTATCTTTTTCTTTTTGATTTTCTTTAAGTAAACTCAATAACTCCTTTTTAAGTTTTATATCATTTGGTTGACCACTAATATTAAATTCGTCAATTAAGTTTTGAGATGATTTTTTGCCTTTTAAAACTTTATCTTTTACAAATTTTTCAATAGTTTGATTTTTATATATTTCTGAATTATCTTTATAAAATTTATATAATTTGTTAAATTCTGATTGTAAATCTTCTATTTTAGGTTCCTTCTTCGCTTTTGATTTTTTACCACCATAAGAGGTTTTTTTATGTTTTTTTAAAGTTTTATATCTTAAATTTAGAGAATGTTTATTATGTCTAAATGTTTTTCTTCTTCTTATTATAGTTCTTTTATTTTTATTAATTTTATGTTTCCGTGTTTGAATCTTATTTTTTAACAATTTTAGTATCTTAGATTTTGTTAGGTTCATCTAATATAAATTAATATTATATTAATAATATTATAATATATTATTAATATAATGACATGTCCTAATGCTACATCACCTATTGATATAACAAATAATTATGATTCTATTTGTGAATTAAAGTGTGAATATAGTTTTAATTATCCATTAACTACCTTAAATTTAACAAATAAAGGTAGTTACATTTATATGACAACTGAAAATACAAATACTCCACCAGTTACATATAATTCCAATAAATATAATGTAAAAGAAATACGATTGTATAGAAATTCTTTACATACTTATTCTGGTAAAAAAAGTGATGCTGAATTAGTTATAGTGCATAATAATAATGCTGGAAGCGGTAATCTTTTGGTTTGTGTACCAATTGTAATTGGGTCATCTAACGCGGAAACATCTTCATTTTTTGATTTTTTAATGAATCAAATGTCTGCTACCGCAAATTCTCAAGGGAAACAAACAAGTTTAACAAATTCAAATTTTTCATTAGATAAAATTGTTCCTAAGAAACCTTTTTTTTCATATAATGGAACATTACCATATTCGCCGTGTAATGGGTCATACGAATATATTGTTTTTAATAAAAATAATGCAATAACAATGAGTGATAAAGCATTCAAAATATTTAGCACAATGATTTCAGAAAACCCCTATACAACACAACAAAATAAAAATGGATTATTCTTTAATAAAAGTGGACCTATTTTAAAAACAGGAACTTCTAATGATGAAATATATATAGAATGTCTTCCAACTGGTTCATCTGGAGAGATTTTAATAAAAAATGAAACATTAAATAATTCAACAATGAATGCTATACTGCATAATCATCTATTAAAAGAATTATTTAATAGCAGTTTATTTAAAACTATATTTGGAGTAATTATTATTTTATCTTTAATATATGGTGTTCATTTTTTATTAAGTATCTTATCAAATCCAAATAAAACAGGCGGTGGCATAGGTAATAATGTATCTGTATCAATTACAAAAAATGCACAAGGCGGCGGACATGGTTATAAATCAGTTTTTAATCATAAGTAATTGAGAATTTAAAAATAATATTAAATTTAATTCACACCAACATAATCTAATGGCGCAGCATCATGGAGAGAATCTAAAACAGGCAAATAATTCATATTGGGTGCATCGTCGTGTTTAATAATAGGTGCCATTTGTGCAACAACTTCTTCTTCTAAAGTAACAGGGAACTCATTATATTTAGAAAAGTCTATTATTTTTGATTGTTCAGAAGGTAAATAATTTTGCATGCCATGAGCACCTTTAATATACGTATTATTTACTAAAATATTATAAAGAAAAATAAATGCTATAATAAGCATGATTCCCTTTAATACATTATTAAATTTCGCAGAACTGATTAATTTATTCAAATTAAAAATTGCCATTTATTTGTATATAACATAATTGTATATTTTATTTTACTATTATATAAAATTATTTCTCTCATATCTCATATTATTTTATGAAATATTTTATATGATTTTTCTATATGATTTTTCTATTTGAAAATGTGAATATTAATTATAAATTGATTTAAAACATTCTAAATACAATTAGTGTTAATATAGTAATTATATTTAGAATGACTACAACTAATACTAATACGACTAATGCTAATACGACTAATACTAATACGAGTAATACAATAAAGGAAGAACTCCAAATTTCAAGTTATATCGGGTTCAAAGGATATTCTATTTATAAAGACTATATTGATGAAAAAGAATTAAAAATATTACGTGAAGATATGACTGTTCGACCATATATGCCTAAATCTCCTATTCAACCACCTTCTTTTCAGATTTATAGAGAATCAAAAACTAAAATATATATTCCTCGGAATTATGGGATCCTTAATTATGGGTATCCAGATGTAGTAAGAATCCCAAAAGGACATGATATTAATGTATCATTTAGTGGAGACTTGAGAGATTATCAAAAAAATATTGTTTCCATTTACATTAATTCAGCAACTAAAAAAAACAATGAAGGAAAAGAGTTTGGGGGTGGAGGATTACTCGAAGTTCCGTGTGGAAGAGGAAAAACAGTTATTGCTTGTAAAATTATGTCAGAATTAAAAAAGAAAGCATTAGTTATCGTTCATAAAAGTTTTTTAGCAGACCAATGGATTGAACGTATCTCGCAATTTCTTCCGACCGCTCGTGTTGGAAAGATTCAAGGACAAATTATTGACATTGAAAATAAAGATATTGTTATTGGTATGTTACAATCGCTTTCTATGAAGGATTATCCAGATGATATGTTTAGTAGTTTTGGTATTACGATTGTCGATGAATGCCATCATATTTCATCAGAAGTATTTAGTCGTTCTTTACAAAAAATAATTACCTATTATACACTTGGGTTAAGTGCCACAATGCAAAGAAAAGATGGATTGACAAAAGTATTTAAAATGTTCTTAGGTGATATTATTTATCATGAAAAACGGGAATCCGATGATTCTGTCCTTGTAAAAGCAATTGAATTTAAAACGAATAATGAAGAATTTAATGAAACCGCACACGATTATCGCGGAAATCCTGCTTACAGCACTATGATTTCTAAATTATGTACATTTAACCATCGCAGTGAATTTATACTTACCATATTAATAAAAGAACTTCAAGAAAAAGAAGACCAACAAATTATGATTTTGGCACATAATAAAAATTTATTAACATATCTTTATGACGCAATTAAACATCGTAATATTGCGTCAGTTGGTTATTATGTAGGTGGAATGAAAGAAGTTGAATTAAAAAAAAGTGAAGTTTGTAAAATTATTATTGCCACATACGCTATGGCGGCAGAAGCATTAGATATTAAAACATTAAGCACACTTATTTTAGCGACACCACGAACTGATATTATCCAAGCAGTTGGACGAATTTTGCGTGTTAAACACGAACGCCCATTAGTAATAGATATTATTGATTCACACGAAATATTTCAAGGGCAATGGCAGAAAAGATTGAAATTTTACATGAGTAATAAATATACGATTGTACATACAAATAATTATTTATATGAACAGAATAAATGGAGTGACCATCATACTAAACAGAAAAAAATAACAGATAAATCATTGAAGGGGAAATGTTTAATAACTATTTAATTATTTATTTAATTATTTAATTATTTAACATTTACTTTGAAATACAATTATTAATAGGAGTTAAAGGAGGAGGTGTTGCCAAAGCGCTAAGTTGATAATCTAATTTTGTATTGAATTCTTGTCCAAAAGAAATAGGAGTATTGCTATAAGGTTGTGGACCTTCACCACCACGATACTTGCGCTTTTTCATGCTCCGTCTTTTAGTGCCACGTTTTTTCATGCTCCGTCTTTTAGTGCTACGTTTTTTCGTGTTCCGTCTTTTAGTGCCACGTTTTTTCATGCTACGTTTTTTTATTCGCTTACCACCGATTATTTTTGAAGGAAATGCGTTGGCATCTCTTATAATGTCTTCTGTTTTATTTATAAAATGCGCAGCATGACCACTCTTAGGACCTATTAATTCTAATGATGTTTCACCAATCGTAGAATAATTGTTAACACCACCACCATTTTGTTTATAAACAGCATTTGCTGCCAAAATATTACAACTTGTTCCGGTGCAACCTACTCCTTTAAGTCCGGTATCAGATGAACTATAATTAGCAGGATTAAAAAGATTACCTCCTTTATGTTTCATTAAAGATTTACGCATTTATTATATATTATATGAATATTATAAATCATTATGAATCAATATGAATCAATCATTTTTGCTTCTTTATAAGTTATTAATTTAACATTGTTTGGTGTTTTAATAACGTTTACCGGTTCCCATTTTTTAACCCTTTTATTAAAAATACAATTCATAATATAGGTCTTATCTAAATTTACAAATTTATTTTCAGAAATATTTTGGAATTCATCTTCATCGTCACTTTCTTCTAATAAATCTAAATTGGAATTTTCTTTTATACTTCTAAATAAAGTATTCATCATAACGCTACTTTTATAAGTTGGAATTAGAGCAATAGTGTAAGAAATGTCTGGTTGGTTTGGATTATGACAATATAGATTATATATGTCTGAATATAATGTTGCTTTTACTTTGAAAATACCTTCTAAATTAATTCTCTGGTTTTTTGTTAGAAAAATGCCTACACTTTCTTTTTTATTTTCATTATTATTAAGTTGAAATACTTTTATACCATATACTCCATACGGCAACGTATTCACGCATTCATTCGCTTGAGTATAATTCGGTTTAATAACAGGTATTCCAAATACAACACACTGTTTAGTATAACATTTTTGACTAATATCATTATTTAAAAATAAATTACCAATAAATTTAATTTTAGTTTCAAAATTAGATTGTTCAACACATTTTCCTTTATAATATAATAAATTTTCACACGAAAAATGTTTTCTTTCTTTAAATTCAAAAAGTGTTCCATACATTATTGTTCCTAACGCAACTTTATTGCTAAAAGATACAGGAAATACTTGAATATCGCTAAGTGTATTCATAAATTGTCCTTTTTCATTTACTTTAATAAAGAAGCAAATATTTTTATTTTTCCAAAATGTAAACCAGACAATCATTTTCTGTCCCTTTGGTAAAACCATAAACATATTGCCGTAAACTTTCGTATGTAAAACTGGTTCATATGAAAGTTCGATACTAGGAAATCTGCTCATTAATTGTTTTTTTTCTTCAAAAGATAACATTTTTATTATGTTTAAAAAAGATGAATAAATTAGGGTTATATATACTATTATTTAACCTTTAACTCTTTTTGAGTTTATTTTTATTTATCATACCCATTAGAAATCGTGTTTTTTATATTTTCAATATATTCAGGATTTGTTTTTGTTTCTTGTTGAACTTTTGCATTCTATATTTTTCATTGCTTCATGTATATTAATAATAGATTCTTGTATATTTTTTTGATAATTCTAATTAGGTTTTTGATAAATTAAGAATTTTATCTAAATTATAATTAATTATAAAAATTCGGAAAATTTACTAGAACATAATAATTCATTTGTAGAACCCATTACATTTGTAGAACCCATTACATTTGTAGAACCCATTACATTTGTAGAACCCATTACATTTGTAGAACCCATTACATTTGTAGAACCCATTACATTT